CTTCTAAGGAAATAACCAAATAACCACCGTGAAGCCCCCGTGAGAGCGGGGGTTTTTTCGTTACCTAACTGTGACAAAGAAATGTTAGATTGACTTGACAAAGTGCAGGAAGGTGCCGCATACTGTACTTACGCAACACCAACGAAGGGAAACAAAATGCAAAATGTAATCGGAAACTGGGCAGGAATCGAATCTGAGGAACTGAACCCAGAGAACTGGATTCAAGTTGGATTTAGATTCATCGGTCAAGAAGGAGAGCGCGAGTACCGCGTGTTCGGGCAGCTCTACGGTGAGGACTTTGAGGAGACTTATTCCTCAGAATACGATGATGCCAAGTCTCTGGCATACAGCTATTTCGAAGAGCAGCTAAAGCGGATTGAAAGCGCGCAGACTTGGCTTTATGATGCTTATGAAGTCTGGGACCACGATTTTGTTGAAGTGGCTTGTGAAGCTTGTGCGGTGGAATTTGCCAAAGAACGTTCGCTTGAATGGAGTAGTGGAATTTCTGCCGATTCGTTCACCCTAAATTCTGAGGAACTAGACGCAGGAGCGTTCTGCACCCCAAGCTACGCACTTGGCGATAGTGACCGCCCACAAACGTGCGTGTGCGGTGTCTACTTAGACACCCGATTCACCACCGAAGGTGAGGAGTATCTTCGAGAGGAGTACCCGAAGGGTGTTCAAAAGCTCTACGGCTACTAATCCAAGATTGAACCCTAGGGCTAACGCTCTAGGGTTTTTTCTTGCCCAAAAGTTTTTCTTGGAATGACTTGACAAAGTGCAGGAAGGTGCCGCATACTGTAACTACACAACGACGAAGGGAAACAAAATGCAAAATGTAAAAACTTTGGATGCATACGAAATCAACACCGATGATGGAAGCATTGTCGACCGCGTGTGCTTCTCATGCGCTTCTGCTTGGGTGAAAGAACTCACTGGCGCAGAACTCAAGTCAGACGAACCATTCGAGCAAGATGGGGTTTCCGCTTCTTGGCACTGGCCCGAGAACGATGAGACCCGCGTGTGTTGGTGTGGCGCTCTGCTAGAGGACTAGCCCCCTAGACCCGAAAGCCCCCCGTGAGAGCGGGGGGTTTTTCTTTGCCCAGACCTTGACAAATGTCAGGAAAGTCTGCCATACTGTACCTAAGAAGAGAGGAATCAAATGTACGGGTTACCAGATAACGCAATACTTGGAACTTTGCAAATCGTGGCAAACAAGCTGACCAGAATCAAGGGTGGCCACCAGCAAACGCAATCCTACATGGATTACTTAATGCGCAACGATGGCCCAGGAAAAGCGGTGTTGCCCTTCCGAACCGAAGAAGAAAAGTTTGAAGTGGCCCAAAGTCGCCAAGCCTTTTACGACAAGAACGGGTGCTGGCCCCCAGCTACTCAGTAAGTTCAAAAGAAATGAAGAAGCCCCCTAGGTAAAAATTCCTGGGGGGCTTTCTCGTTCCTCAAACAAACGGTGTTGCTGCTGCTGCAAATCTACTTCTTGGACTTGCCAAACACTTCATTGATTTCATCAAGTGATAAGTTGCCATCCTTTAGATACGCCCGTGATAGTCCTTCAACAACCACAGCTACGCCGCCGATGCCCGCCATCAAGAACGATTGCCAAAGCTCAACGCCCACCATTGTCCCCGCTGCCACCACGCCCAGACCAGTTGCCAAGAACACAGCAACAATTCGCCCAAGTATTGTTCCAACTTTTTGTTTTATTGTTAGCACGATGCCACCTTTCCTTCTTGCATCTTCGCCAAACGCAAAAACGCCCAGCACTCTCTATGATAAGAGAAGTACTGGGCGTTGATTTAGAAGCTTAGGTGCCTACTGTTACTGGAGTACCAGCAAAGATAGCTTTCATAAGCTGCTCGTTGTCAATCTTATTTGCTTCTAGTCCGTGGTCTCCAGCAAATTCCTTGATAGCTGCAAGAGTGCCATCGCTCAAATAACCGCGATTATCTGAACCAGCTGCCACATAGCCCAGCTCCAACAAACGAATCTGAAGTACGCCAACTGACCGTGAGTTGTGTTCGTACAAACTCTCGAACACAATCTTGCCGCGGGACACTGTGATGTCTGAAGTTAGTACTGTTGGCACTGACTTAGGTTCTGCCTTGTCGCCCTTCGGCGCTGCTGCCGCAGGAGTAGGAGCTTCAACCTTCTTCTCCTCAACAACTTCAACAACCACTTCTGGCTTAGGGGCTTCCTTTTTTACCTCAACAACCACTTCTGGCTCTTCTTCTACTACTACTGATGCAACCACCACTTCTGGCTCGTCTACACGCTCAAAGTCCGTGCCATCTTGAACTAGTCCATCAGCGTCACCATCAACCGCGTCAGCTTTGTAGCCATCTAGCTGCTCGCCTACCTTACGCTCGAACTTAGTGCCATCCTGAACCTTGCCATCGCCATCGCCATCTTTCGCGTTAGCCTTGTATTTACTAGCCATTACTCTCCTCTTGGGTACTCTTTGTACCATTTGTGAAATGAACCTTCGGTGCTTCCATTATAAGCATTAGCGCCAATACCCCATGCGCCCCAGTTGGTGCCTTCGCTACTCATCTGGAAAGCAATTCGTGCATTGACATAGGGGTCAAACAAGTCATCGTACTCAGACAACCCGTACTTCTCCATGCGTGCAGCTCCAAGCTTTCCTATCATGTTGATTTGGAATAGCCCGTAGCTGTTGTCTCCCGTACTGCTGTTGCCATTGTGCGCTAAAGGATTTCCTGTACTCTCCTTCATCGCCACGGCCCAAGCTGTACGCAGAGCTTGCCCTTCAAACCCGACACCCAGCAATACTTCAATCATCTCGTGTTCGTAGAAATGCTTCGGAGATTCCACAGCAGGAGAAATTTTTACCTCAGGAACTGCGAGCGCCGAATCGCTTCGGACTTCAGCTCTAAAGATTCTCGATGCTGTGGCTTCTTCTTTGCTGTTCTCAAAAGCCGTGGTCTGTTGTGCTTGCTCCGACAAGTTGTTGAAGTCTGAATTTGCAATAGCAGATACGCCCATCAAGCTCAGTACCAGAGCTACTACCCCTACTTCAACTGTCTCTTTTTTGATACGCACAAGGTAGCCTTTCCGTTCGTGAGAGCTGTTGTAGGCATTTTTACCTTTGCTCCCGTGCTGAAAGTACCGCGCTAATAATTCCTATGAATCCTGACGCCAACACCCAGAGCTCGTTGCCTAGGATGGCGGATACCAAAATTCCTACTACTGCACCAACAGAAAACACTGATGTCCATACGACATTCTTTAGGGCTTTTAGGTTCAATAGGTTCATTGCTGTATCTTCTTATCTGGGCGAGTGCGCCCCACTAGTCGGGCGTGGGGGTCACGCAGCACAACGCCTTGGGCAAAGATTGCCTTCCGTGCTGTTCTGTAGGCAACGCCCAGTTGCTCAGCTACTGCTTCAAGGGCTAAGCCCTCTTCGTATAACTTTGCGGCTTCTTCTGCGATTTCTATACTTTTCATTATGTAGTTTCTTCTTTCTATTTATAGCGGGCGCTTATGCGCTGTTGTTTAGTTCTTGATGTCTATTGCTGGAGCTTGTCCGTAGTCGTCACCTTGCCAATCCTGTGCATTTTGCTTTAGCAAGAATGTAACAAAGTGTTTGTTGCATAGTGCGTGTGCACTTCGCTTCTCGCGAATAAGGGCAATGATGTCTTCCATCTTGCCGCCCGCTCGTAGCAGAACCAGTGCCATTACTAGCCCAGACCTATTCCACCCAGCTTGGCAACGAATCAGTACTTTTTTACCTTTAGCCCATTCTCTGTGTGCAGCTCGGACGATGTCGAATAGCTCTGTTGGGTCAAAGTCATTCATGTTCGCGTCATAGACGCCAAACCGAAACTCTTTAACTTGCCATTGCACTGGTTGTGCACTTGCGTACATCGTGATTACTGTGTCGAACTGTTCGGGGGTTATCCGTGCGCTCTCTTTAGCTCTGCCAAAGTGCATCTCGTCGTCCCCGCTTGTACCGCCTTGCCATAGGTTAGGCAAAACTTCAGACCATAGGGGGTCTCTGTACCAATCGTCAAGCATGGTTGAGTTGTCTGGGCGTTCTAAGTTGTCCAGTTCTTCCCTAGTGAGTTCTCCCCACTCTCCCCGCTGGGATGCTTCCATTCGTGCAAGCTCATCTTGCACAGTGAGCTGCTCCTTCTCCTCTTCGGAGATAAGGTCGTAGCTCAGTGGTTCTTCATGTATTTTTCTAGTCATTTCATCTTTCCTCACTCTTGTGATAGCTCTATCATGCCACAAGTGCAGGAAGATGTCAAGTGCTAGGAAGAAAAGTTTTACTTGCCCCGTGCAGCAATCAAGGAACGCAAAACTTCTTCAAGCTTGTCTGCGTTGTTTAGATGACTATTACGGGAGATGTCTTCTTCTTCAATAAGCCTGTCTAGGGAAAACACCGCGATGTGCCCTTCTTGCTCGAACATCACAACAAGTTTGGTTTCCCCGTCATTGGGGTCGTCAATGATGCTTGCTGTAAAAGAAGCTGCTGTGCCATTTGCGTGAGTGTCAATGGCTAAAATTACGGGTTTTAACATTCCATTAGTGTACTGCGAGCGCCGAACCGTGATAGTCGGGACACACTTCTCCCCAAAGGCGAGGAAGGGGAGAAAGTGCGGGGAAGGTCGCAACCCCTCATCACATACAGTGAGACAGAAATCAACAGCGTGTGGTGTCTCAATGATACCTAAATTTTTACCTCGGCGCTCGCACTTTGGGAAAAAGAAAAGAGCCCCCCTAAGGAAGCTCTTTCTTCTTCTTCTCTGCTGGTGTTACTCGTCTACAATCCCAACATCATTGGCAGCTTCGAGGACATCCCACCCGTAATGCTCGCCCATCCAAAGGGCAGCAATCCTAATTGCGAAGTCGTCATCTTTCTCAGCTTCTTGCCGTAGCACTTCATCGAGCTGAACTGTTGTCATCAGCGTGAAGTAGTCGCCTACAAACACCACTGTCCTGTTCAAAGTTACATCGTCTACTGTGTCCATTTTTACCTCTCCTAGTTCTCTGTCTGTTGTAGCTTAATTCTATGACCTTCCTGCTGCTCCCGCAAGTAAGATTCAAATAACTTTTTTACCTAGCCCCTAGAAATGCGAAACCCTTCCCGAAGGGGGGAAGGGAAGGGCTTCGACTAAGGGAGACTACTTCGGCATCAACACCGTGTAATCCGTCGTAGCCTGAGTGGCTACGAACGCTTCTGGGAATAGTTCTTCCAGTAGTTTGACATCAGTTCCTTTACGGCTACGGCTACTCACTTCAATGCGTATTACGCCATCAACTGTGACCACTTCTGCTTTGCCAATCAAGGTTCTGACTTGCTTCTCCAACAACTTCTTGGTCTTCTCCAAGTCGTTTACTGTCTTGCGAGTTGCAAGGTAGTCGTTTAGGAGCACTCGTGCTTCTCCTGCGAACTCAACCGAAACCTGCTCGGTGACGATTTGCTGAACTACCTTTGTTACTACTTTGGTGGTTGCCATAACAATCACTCTTTCTTTATGTCATTTACCCAGAGAGGCTATCTCGCTGGTAGTTGAGGAGCCGAACTCTTCAACTAGTTAAACAGTATTGCATTTACCTGCACTTGTCAAATCCATTAGGTAACGAATTGATAACGCTACACAGACCACAACAACTTCTCGTCTTTGTAGAACCTGTCAATTACTTCCTGCGCTTTCACGGGTTGCGGAGGAGCGCTACTTCTTATGATGGTCTCAATCCAGTTGTCTAGATTTTTTACCCCAATGGTTGCGAACTTCTCCGCGTCTGTCTTCCTGTGCCAAGCTTCAATCATCTTGTCTGCATCTGGGCTAGCCATTAGTCTTCCTCTCCCCTGTCAATGTTCTCGAAAGCAAGCTCTACTGAATCATCTAAATCATTCACTAGTTCGCCTGATTGTTCTTCGGTCAAGTCCTCAACCATGCTCTGGCGAACAGTGGATTGCCAGACAATAGGGTCTTCATCTTCCAACTCTGAGAGTTCCTCAGCGAAGGTGGCGAAGATGTCCATTTGGTCTTCAACCATGTCAGCTAGGTCAGTGGCTCCTAGTCTCTCGTATGGTGCGAAGACGATTGCCTCGTCTGGTATCTCGCCCTCTTTAAGCTTCTCCATTATGAAGTCAAAGCCCAGTTCGGCGGTGTCGATAAAAATAGCCCTTATTGCATACTCCTTGATTAGTGCTTGTTTGTTGTTGTCTAACATTGTCCGCATACCTTTCCCTTAGTGTATTCGCGTTCCTTGCAGGAGAATTGGTCTCCGCAGTTGTAGCAGTGAATCCAGATTATTACGGCGTTCATTTTTACTTCTTCGCTTCTACAAGCACAAACTCAAACTCGTCATTGCTTGTGTCAAAGGCACGCTGAAACTCTGCTTCGTCTTGGAAGTAGAACCAGATACGCTCATCAAAGCTGTCGTCATTTACCATTTGCTCATACTTGTCGCTGTCATTGAGAATGACAACTTGTGCCTCTGTGTCTCCAGGTATCTCTGAGTCTTTCCAACTGTAATTAACCCAAGTAACTCGCTCTTGCATTTTGTCCCTTTCATCGTTCGTGTAGATAGTATTGCATCTCCCTGCAAAAATAGCAAACGCATTGGCAAAGTTTTTTATAACAACTAGGTAACAGGAATGCCCCCGCAATTATCTGCGGAGGCATCCCGTGTCTTGGTCTAGGTGGTTGGACACGACTGGGAGGACGATACTCCTGACCAAGAGTTCTGTAGAAGGGTTAGGCGTTGTTACGCCTTCCTACATTTGTAAGCGCAGTAGCAGCAGCTCTTCCAATCTCTGAAGCAGCAGTAACTGGGTCTAGGTCTCCCTCAAGGATAGTTACCCCGCGCTGGTTCCTGACCAAACTCTTTATGGTGTTCCCGCTGTCGAAGGGCATCCACAAAACCGCGACACCCGCTTCTTCGCAACGCCTCATCCACTCCCGCGCCTCGCTACGCTGGTCTGAGCGATAGTGCCCGTCGGAGACAACCACCAACAATCGTGCGCCTTCGCCATTCAGCAAGTTCAGTGCGCCATCAAGAGCTCGGAACGCTGGGTCGAATTCTTCAGTTGAATCATTGGCACCATAAATTTTTACCTCGCTGAGATGTTCTCCTGGCTTTAGCGTTGGGAAGACTGAGTTGCCGTAGTAAACCATTGCTGTCCGCCCCTGAACTCTACGCACCGCCTCACTCAACACATACGCTGTGACCGCCATAGGCTTCATCGCGTAGTGCATTGACCCAGAGATGTCTACCATCACACCAACAGTTAGGTCTGGGTTGTCGGTCTGCTTGCGAACAGTCTTCTTCCAAGGCTCGACTTCTTGATACACCCCGCGTGCCCTCATCGCATTGCGCTGAACCAGTGCCCGCGTGCGTAGTCTGCCTGGAGGAGTAGCGGAATCGACATCAGTCTGAGACCTGTCGCGATACTTCGCCTGTTCCAACATCTTTGCCACAACAACAGCAGCTCGTCTTTCTTCAGCAAGAGGAGCTCGAGAGGTCTCCAGGTGTGACCGCGTAGAATTTTTACCCCCGTGCGAGCCTTTGCTGAAGATTTCTTTTGCTGTGTCCTTATTTTGCTGGCTCTCGTCAGCTCTTTTCTGATTTGCTTCGACCTGCTCCTTCCACTCTTCCTTTGTCTCTTGGTCTGCTAAGTCGTCATTTGTCGAGATAACTACTGAAGACTTCAGGTCTTCCATGGCATCCCGCATCGCTTCTTGGAACTCGGCGCTCGCGGAAGCAAAGCCATCAGCAGCTTCTTCAGGTGTTGGGTCACCATTCTCTTTTGCAGCTTCGCGGACTAGCTCCGCCCACTCGCGTGCAAGTGGATACAAGAGTGTGGCATTGGTGTGGTGGCTGTGTGCCTGAAATCTCCGTGCGACATCTCTGAGCTTGTCCACGGTGGCGGGCTGGAGATAATCATCGACCAGCTTTACTAGGGACTTGGCTTCACCTTCTTCAAGAACCCCCGCGTCAATGCGTGCATGAACCAGCGCGACCAGTGTCGCAGCAGCATAAGTGTTCGGCTCCTTGGTAAAAGCCTCTTCGCAATCAGCAATCACTAAGTCCATGGCACAGGCTCGTAAGAAATTTTTACCCTCAGGGGCTACCTGGATTCCCTGGAACTCAATGCGTCCTTCTTCCAGCAGCATCATGCCTTTGAACTCGTCTTGCTTCAGCTCGGCGTTTGCTTCTTCAAGGCTCCAGTGCGAAAACCGTGCATGAAAGGCTTCGTGTATTACTGCGCCTGTTGCCTTGGCGAACTCATACTGCGTAGCCCGCAGATTGAAGTCGCCTATTAGGTGTGGCTTCACGCCCGCGAATACTTGGTTGGTGGATACCTGAATCTCAGCGAGGTTGGGATTGAAAGCAGCAGGGGCTCCTCCAGAGACTTCCTCGCCAATGTGCGCGATGATGTCGTGGCGGGCAGCCCATGTGTTTGCAAGCTCGCCAATACTGCGTCCTACTTGAAACCACTCTGGAGCGGGCTTTCCCAGTCCATTTGCTGAATAGTCAATGTGCGTCATTTGTTGTCCTCCAATTTTTTACCCCGTGTCCAGCGGGTGGTCTGAATCTATTATAAAAATACCTGGGTGTCAAGATTTGTTGAAGAGGAGAGAGGACACCCACGAACTCTCTCCTCCCGTGCCAGCTAGATTTTTGCTGGCTTAGGCTCGTGAGGGAAAACCTTCCCGAGCACATCTGCAACTACTGGTCTGTCCATCTCTGGGGTAGCAGCAAGTAGGTTAGCTACTGCCCACTCCGTGCCGAAGACTGCCTCCGCGCTCTTGAACGCGAGAAGCTCTCGCATCTGCGGTGCCCAAGAGGTCTCGCCACTCAGCATGCGCTTGGCTAGATTCTGCGCTCCAGTGACCAGCCCAGTGGGGACTCCCATCAAGCGTGCTCTGCTCCAGTCCGTGGTCATTTCTGCTTGCACTGTGAACCTAGAAAGCAATGCCTCACTCAATCGGACACCTGGAGCGTGCGGGTTTGTCGCAGCAATAACAAAGAAGTCTTTATGTGCCTTGACCTTCCCGCGCTCTGGGTTTGCCGTGACAACAAGCTCCCTCCGCCCATCCATCAGTCCGTAGACAATGGACAGCACTTTAGGGTCAATCAAGCCAATCTCGTCAATGAAGTAAACGCCTCCAGTTTCGGCAGCTCTAACTAGGTCTCCGTCTATCCACTCGAATCCTCCAGCTGGTGTTTGCACATAGCCACCAATCATGTCAGCCACTTCAGTGTCGCCCGTGCCCATCAAGGTGTAGATGTCTGGGAACGCGGCTTCTACAAGGGCTGTCTTGCCACAGCCAGGGGCTCCGTAGAGCAAAGTGAACATAGGAGAGCCCCCGCCCCCTGAAAACGCCTTAGAGGTCTGCTCACGGGTCTGCCGTAGCACTGTTACATCGGTGTGTGCTCCCCAAGGGCGGGCGTAGTAGATGTCACCATTCGGACGAACATACTCGTCTTCGCCTCCTATGTTGTCTACTACAACACTTTTTTTACTCTTGTATGGTGCTCGCTCCGCGCCTGAAGCCCGCTCGACATACCTGCCGTGTGGACTGACCTTCGCGCTCAGAGCCATACTCGACTCCTCGTTCCTTGACTGGGACACTACTTCAGTAGCTAAATCCCAGATTGAAGCCAGTGACACTTCGTATCTTTCTTTCAATGTTGACAATTTTTACCCCTACTCTGCTACTGCTGGTGTAAGCAAATCCTCTGGGTAGCCCAGAGCCGTGCGTGATTGATTGATGCGGTAAAGCATCTTCTTCGGTGTGGTCTGGGTTGAGATGTCCGTCATGTCTTTCTTTGACGCTTCAACCAGAATAGGCTCCTTGACTATGACCCAGCCTCCTCCAGCAAGACTGTCAAGCCAGCCAACAGCAAAGGACATTCGCATGTCCATGCTGATGTCTTTCTCTGCTTCGCTGGTCAAGGGTGTGCTGAGGGTGTCACCAAGTGAGCGTAGAAAGCTACTACGCCATTGTTTCTTGGGGCTGACGGCGCTCACCACTCTGCGATACAGAGCAGCGGAGACAATCTCCCCCGACTCCGCATAGCCATCAGGTGTGATGAGCATCTGCAAGGTTGACGCGTTTCTGCGGAACTCCGCATACATTGCAACGCCTTGAGAGCTTTTTGTTTGGTCTAACATTTGGGTGTCTTCTTTCTCTTTGTCGTTATTTTTTACCTCTTGGGTGGGGAGAGCTTTCGCCCTCTCCCAAGAATCTTTTAGTCTCCGAACTTGATGCCGATAGCCCGTGAATCGGTGCCATCCCAGTCAACTTCAAATCCTCTGGTTTCGAAGTGCTCAACAACAGCTCTGCCCTGCTGGGTTGGTGTGCCATCTTCGCCCACTAGGTTGTCGTGGTTGAAGTAGATAGCAGCTCCAGTCAAGTTCTCGTTGAAGTCAAGGCGACTGCCCTGCCCTCCGTAGTGCCAGATGATTGGCTGGGTCTCTGAGACACCTGCGTCATAGCAACTACGGCAACAGGTCATTATGTTTCTGCGAGCCACAACACCTGCGCTACGAATCTCTCGCATTGCTATGTCGAAGCGTTCCTTGGTCGAAAGCTGAACTTCTGTGATAGTCATTTTGTCTCCTTGTGTCGTTCGGAATGTTCTTTGCTACAAGTAATACATTACAGCATCTTCCTGCAATGTCTACTAACTTCGCAAAGTTATTTGTAACAGTTGGGTAACAGTAAAGCCCCCGCAGAAAACTGCGGAGGCTTCACTAGGGCTGGTTAGCTGTCTTCGTACTTTTCGTACCTACGCACATAGGCTTGAAACAACAGAACGCTGTTTATGTGAAAAGATACTGAATCAAAATCTGACCGCTCAAAAGCCATTCTTGCGTTGTCTACGGACTTTGACAATCTCTCCCTGAAGTACATGTAGTCTGCTTCGGTGATTGTCTCTGTGGTGCTGGTGGTGCTGGTTGAATCGAACATTTGGTTCCCCTTCTCTGACAACCGCCTTGGTTGTCTGACTAAAGTCTCTCAGACCTTTATGCACTTTGTCAAGCCTTTATGACATTTATTTATAACAGTTCGGTAACAGAGCTGCGAGCGCCGTGCACTTCAGAGCTCATAAAAAGTGAGCAGTTTTATCGCGACATACTCAGGTCGGGTTTTGACGGGGAACGACACCCATCAAACTTAATTTTTACTTTTTAGAAATCCCCATACTTGCTGAGGTCGACGCCGTATCGTTCAAAGGCGGCTCGTAGTCCAGCTTCATCTGCGTCTGCCTCGTAGGACTCTGTGATGAGCCGTGAGACTATTGGTCTGAACATCTCGCTCGTATCTTCAATGATGTCCCAGTCCACTTCGTTCCAGTAGGTGGTCTCCATCAGCACATAACCTTCGGCGTTGCCGTAGCTCCCGTCAGCAGCAAAGTAACTCAATACTTTCTGGGGTGGCTTTGGTGCTCTCTTGCGCTTGAACTTTCCCTTTGGCATTATTTTTTACCTCTCTCTGAATACTCCTGGTTGGTGGTTCGGGCACTCCACTACCCGCACCATCTTACTCCTCGCCTTCGTGTGACAAGTCGAACTCTGAAACAACCGCGTCAAGGTCGTTCTCATCGAAGTTCTCCCAGTACTCTTCAGTCTTGCGGGCAAAGCGTGTCCACTCGTCCTGATTCATCTCTAGTCGGTAGCCGTGAACGCTCACAGCTTCTTCTACGGACTCCTTAGTCCAGATAGCACAAGCAACAAGCTCCGTGCCTATGCCCGCTGCTTCTAGGGCTTCAAAATACTCACGCCACTCTGTGACGGTGTTCTGGTAACTCTTCATCGTGTCTCCTTCGTTCGTTGCGATGTAGTCATACATTAGTCCATCTACCTGCACTTTGTCAAGCCGATTTGAAAAGAATTTTGGAAATCTTTTTTACCTAGAGAACCAGCAATCTGCGAGCGCCGTCCCTGCCTAAATTTTTACCCCTGCCCGCTGGTCATCGGATTTCGGGCAGAAAAAAACGCGGGCCCGAAGGGGGTGGGCCCGCGCTCTCTTTTTCGGTGTTAGGTAGTTACTTCAAGTTCAAACGGTGCCTCAGCCTCAAAGCCGAATACGGTGCGGAAAAGGTCGCGCCCGTCATACCACTCTGACCAGTAGCCGTCTGAGCTAATCTCAACGGCATCGGTGTAGCAATCCTTGAGCCATAGCAACACAGCTACTACAACGGTGTCATAAGGCTTTTGGGCGGTCTTGCAGAAGTCGAACAGCATTGGCTCGCCTGCGGCGTGCATTGGTTGGCGCGGTGATACGGCGTGCCAAGAGAATGTTTCGTGTGCGTCGTCGCCCATACCATTGAAAGCTACGCGGGTCTCGGTAATCTCTGGTGTGGCTGTCTCGCCCATAGCGTCTCCGATTTCAATGCCACGGGTTTTAGCCTCGGCAAAAATTCTCTCAACGCCTTTTGTGAATCTGCCGTAAGTGGCTAGCCCACCTGAGCGAGCTATGTTTCTTTGGAAATAATGGCTGTAACCCATAATCTTTGTCTCTTTCGTTTGTCGTTCTGGCTCCATCTAGTGGAGATAGTGAAACTCTATGCTGCTTTACAACTAATGTCAACTATCAGTTTCGAGCGTGTCGCGGTCTGCATCAGCTTGCCTGTAGTACCGCTCCATAACCATCTCGTGCGTGGATTCCTCGCCCTCTGGCAAGTCTTCTTGGATTTCCTCCAGGCGTTCTACATAACCTCTCATAATTTTTACCCCTTGTCTATCTGTAGTCGCTGTCCAAACCCCGTGCCGAGCTGGCCCGTGGTGTACTCCTCAAAACAAATCTCGCAAAGGTAAGCCCAAGGGCCGAACTTTGTTGCCGCGTCGTACTGTGCCACACCGCCGCAACCTATGTCGCATTGTGGGAAAGCCGTTACTAGTGCCGTGTTAGGCATTAGCCGACCTCCCCTGTCCACTCGTCTTCCGTGCCGCAAGTGGGGCAAGTGAAGTTGCCTGAGATTTCCCCGCCGTAAGCTTCGGCTTCAAACTCAAGCTCTTGCTCAACCTCGAACATTTTGCAATCGTGGTTGAAGCACAGTACGGTCTCGGTTACTTCTAGGTAAGCGTCAGGCCCCGCAATCTGGTACTCGTTGCCCGACACTCCTGATGGGTAATTCATTCCTCCTCCTTAGTGAAAACCATAATCGCGCCGCACTCGAAGAAAGCTTCGGTGACACGGTCTATGTCCCAAGCGTCCACCAATACGGTGGCGGTCTTGAAATCTGAATAGGTGGCTATTATCTGCATTTTGTTTCCCTTCGTCGTTGTGTTTCTATTATACAGACTTATCTGACATTTTGCAAGTTTAGTAGCAAGTGCCGCAAGTACAATGTGCTTTCTTGCCGCTCTTGCATCGGTCAGTAGCCTCGTGCCTCGGTGACATTCCGTATGCGTTGTAGGTGCAACCCTCGATGCCACACGCGGTGTAGTGGTAGGTCTGAACCTGTGCGCCACGGCATCGGGTGCAAGTTGTCTCACAAGGCTCGCCCTCTTTGTAAAAGTAGCAAGGCTCGGTGATTAGTGTTGTCGTCATTTTTACCCCTACGCTTTCTTCTCGAAGATTACTGGGCCGACGATACGGTATCGCGTGCCCGTCCAGCTCAAGATGCCGATTGCATAATCCTCGGCCTCTTTCTTTGTAGCGAACTCGTAAGGAAGGAATTCCTTAGGTGTCTCGATAACATAAACCATTTTGTTCCCCTGCCGTTCTAACAAGTTATTTACTTGTTGATGATTATTCTAGTACCTTTCTGACATTGGTGTCAAGCTTATTCTGAAAGTTTTTTTCGAGCCGTGCCGTGCTTCAAATTTTTACCTCACCCCAGATAGAGAAACGGGGCACAACGGTTGCCCGCTGTACCCCGTGCTCTGGTGTTGCTAGTTATGCATTCTGCGCCATTTTCTGTAAATCGCTAATCAACCAAGTGTTGCTTATTTCTTTGTAGTCCAGCTCTGTAATGAAAGTCTCCGTGTTGTTGTCGTCATCGTCAACCGAATAGCTAAGAAAAATCTTGCTTTCCCAGTCTTGAATAGAAACCAACTTTGTTTCGTCCCAGTCGAAGGTCGGGCAATAGATTTCTAAGTTGTCACGAACATACTCAATCATTGTTTCTTTAGTCTGGAACAGCTCTTCTTCTTCTAGAAGGTAGATGTCCTGGTGGAAGTACTTTTGCATTGTGTCCTCTTTCTTTCGTTCGTTCGGATGGTGCGTAGGTACACGCTATCATAGTATCTTCCTGACCGCAAGTTCTTTCTGCAAAGTTTTTCGCGTCAAGAAAAAACCCCCAAGCTTTTAGGCGAGGGGGCTCTTCGTACAGGCGTGCCGTTGCAAGATTAGTCTGCTACTAACTCGCTAGCTGGCTTGCCCCTGATGCCCATAACATTCAAGCTAATGCCTAGTCTCTGGAAAATCTGAATAGCGGTTTCTTGGGGGGTCTTGTATTCATTGAACTCTGCAAAAAGATTGTCTACTTCGTCTTTACACGTTGGGTGCCACGGGGCGCCCAATTCGTCGAACCATACTAGGTCGTCTTCCTTTCCCGCGTTGAGTGAGTCTTCGCTCTCGCAGGCCCTACACACTCGCTGCTCGTCTGAGAGCATTCTTATATGTTTTGATTGCATAATCTTTTCCTTTCTTATTTAAGCGTTGCGCTTGCAACAAATTTATAATAAACAACCTCCGTCAAAAAGTCAAGCCTGTCAAGCATCGGGTAAAAAGAAATGTTTAGAAAGTTTTTTGCAGGATAGTTGACAAAAGTGCAGGAAGATGTTATAGTTGTATTACAGACACCAAGGAGGTGAAAAATGGTAAAAGAATTTGTTGTGGCTTTCAGGGGAGAGTTGGATTCATTCTCTCCTAGATACTTTGACACCCTAGAAGAGGCGCAGGCCTTCTTCTCAATGGCGCAGGGGAAACTCGTCAACCCAGAGTTGGTTGAGCTAATGCGAGTAGTTCCGCTAGCCGCCTAGCAAGTCTGAATAGCCCCCGCTTCGGCGGGGGTTATTTTTTTGGTTAGGTATCGGTGGTCGGGGTTTTGTGCAGCGGCGGGCCCGTGAGGTAAAAGTTGTTTACAAGTCGTATAAATTAAAACGGGGATTTACACTTTTATCTCAAGTTTTGACAGCCCAGTACTGGCGCGGGTTGTGGGGCAGCAAAATGGCGGCTAGACCCGTTTTTTGTTTTTGCACCAATCCCCGTCTGGGTAAAAGTTATTCGCAAGTTCCTCGCCGCTACTCTCTTGGTCCAAAATTTTACCTCGGGTGATTTCTGGTTGCTGGGTCTGTACGTACGGGCCTGAAGTTGTTTGCAAGTTGAACCCGCCGCTGCAGGCCGCATGTTTCCGTTTAGTCGAAAAGTCTAAAGTTCTTTATAAGTTAGGTTGCCGTTAGTTGGCGGATTCAGATGCAGGCCGTCTGGAGGCCCGTAGATAGCGGGCAAGGAGCCGTACAGTCTTAGAGGTAAAACTGTACGGCACGGTCAGCGTAATGAATAATAGAAAAGCCTGTAGCTGGAGCTGAAGGTTGCAGATGCAAACAACTCCGCGCCGCTAAAGGGCGGCGGGCCTGTTGGCGGGTTTACACAAGACTGGCTCCTTCAGATGCAAATAACTATTAGCCGTCATCAGGCCGCTGCGGTTCCAATCATAAAAAAAGAAGTTGAGCAGCTAGTTCACAGCCACATCGCAATGACGTTAGCTGGCTTGCTCCTACTCAACCTCTCAAAAATAGTATAGCGGTTCCTCGCCGCTCGAGGTAAAATTTTACCTCCGCCTGAGTCAGGCCGCTCGAGGTAAAATTTTTACCTCAGTAAAGAAAGATGCCACCGAACCGTCGGTGGTAGGCCTCAGAGATTGCTTGCCGTGCCTCAAGGGCATCGGTCAGGTCTGGGCCGTCATAGTCAGGCCGTTTGTTACCCTCGCCCGCTAAGGAGCCCAGTCCGTCAGTCTCAAGCTTCGAGCCGCACCTTGGGCATCCGTCGTGCCGCCAGAAGTCATAAACCTTGCCGCACCAAAAACAATCGCGGTAAAGCTCTGAGGCGGTCATCGGGTCTCCTTAGTAGCGAGCCGCTGGTGGCCGCTACAGCAAGACTACTTCTTTCTGTCCTCATTCATTTGCCTAAGCTCAGCGGCTATTGCCTTGGCTTCATTGGCGCGGGCCGTCACCCGTATGTGCTCGTCTCGGGTTCTGGACAGGCCGATGTCCTCAGTGGTGCGGTCAGCGTGCCGCTCTGCGATAGCGAGTAGCTTCTCAACTAGGTCTATGTCGGCCATTACATTTCCTTCATTTCTTCTTCATCAAAGTCGGCTGCGGTCTGCTCGCCGTCTTCTTTATCGGAGGTAAAATTTTCTTCGGTTACTGCTTCTGTTTTTTCTTCGGCTTCTTTGTTGGGTTGTTCAGCGGCAGCGGCGGGAGAGGTCTCAACAACTTCTGCGTCAATGATGTCTTCTTGTTCCTGTGTCCTCGCCATACCTGAAGCCAAGCGGGCAAGCCGTTCTTGAACAATCTGCGCGGGTGAGCGTCCCTCGGATACTTCAACGTCAATGTTCAAGTCCATGCCTGCCCTCAGGCCTGCACGGTCAAGTATCTCCGTTGAAGCTTTCAGGCGGACTTGCTCAGACTCAGCGGATTCCATCATCTGCTCCAGTACATCAACTGCGTACGGTGCGGACTGGATTAGCTTACGGCGGGCCCGTTCGATATCCTCGCCTGGTTTGCGAACGGTGCGAAGGTGGATGCGGCACAGGCCGTCATCTTTGAGTCTTCCTGATGACCACAGCATGCAACGGATACCATCAGACTTTATAATCTTGCAGCGGTGCGGTCTTACTGCTGGTGCTCGCTTCGCGGAAGTCGGGCCGCCTCTGTCTTGTTCCTCAACCCACTTGCGGGTTGCGCCCACTACCCACGGCGGTGTGATTCGAGTAGCGGTTTCATCGACGAGTAAGTCCAGGCCGATTAAGTAGTCGGAGTTATTGTCACGTGGGTCCACAAGGAGCGGCTTCTTATCCTGAATTGAAAGTAGTCGGCGCTCGCGAGCCATCTCAGGGGAGCGGGCCGATATCAGTCCCGTTGCTTGACCCGTCTGTGAATAGACTGCGTCCCAGCTAAAGCTGTTGGACCTCAGTACTTGGCGGTTCTCGTAGCTGTCCTCAACCACGCCGCGCTCGTGCTCGAGCAGGCCGAGGGCTGAGAGGTCAGGCCGTAAGTCGATTGGTGTTTCTAGTGCGGGTTCGTTGTCAACTTCTTCTGGCTTGGGCTCGCTGCCAAGGTCAAGGGAGTTCAAATTTTTACCTCGGCCATATTGTTCCTTAATTGTTATAAAGCTGAAAACGGCCCACCGTGAGAATTTTTACCCCCACCGCGGGCCGTTCACAGAGCTAGGTTATTTCTTTGTTACTGGAGCTTTCTTCTTTGTTACTGGAGTTTTCTTGCCTGCCGCTGGCTTGGTCACTTCAACGATTACGGTCTCAGGCTTTGTGGTCTCGCCTGCAAGTGACGGGCCAGACTTCGAGCCGAGGTTCGCTGAACCCACGGAGCTGAGGATAGAGAGCACAGCTGCTGCTGCAGCGAGGCTCAAGCCCTGTGCCCAGTCCATGTCAAGCAGGCCGATTTGGTCCGTGCCGAACACAGCTAGGAGGGTCTGTACAAAAGTTTTTAGGGAGCGCTCGAGAGAGGCTTTCCAAAAATCAAGGTCGTATAACATTTTTTGTTTTCTCCTTAAAGGTAGATTTTTACCTAATACCAGAATGGTACAGCAGGTTTGGAAAGTTTTTTGGCCAGTACGGAGACTGATTCAAGCCCTTTGGTAAACAACGGATAAAAATGCAGGAAGGCAAAAGCCCCCGCAATCCTTTTGATTACAGGGGTTTAGGTACTTTTGCTCGAGCTATCGGTAAGGTCGTGATTAGTCGAAAAAAAAACTGCTTTTCGGTGTGTTGGTTTTTACCAGCCGTCTATGCTACGTGCTGGAGAATAGCCGTCTTTGACTATTTTGATAGCAGCGTTGTAGCCTTCCAAATATTCTTCAGACTTTCTTGCCGAGTAATACCTAGCGCCTTGAACTAGTATGCGTTCGATAGCTCTTTGGGTGGCCAGTCTCCCACCGTCGAAGGTGTCTCCGTATCTGACTTGACCGCTCAACATTCCTTTTGTAATTTCAGATGTCACTTCATTTTCTTTCGTTAGGTGTTTCGGGTGTCTCTAAAATTGGCAACTTGCTGATTGCTTCCTCACCTAGAATCTCGTCAATCGCTCGACGTAATCCCAGCGAGTACATACTGCCGTCACTATCTCCCATGACTAGTTCCCAGTCGGCAACCATTGCTCTCAGGTTGGTAACTTTTTCGTTAGCCCAATCGTCGAACTCGGTTGCAACAATTTTGCTAATGGTTTCAAAAGCCTTGTTGTCAATAATGTTTACGTGAGCTAACTGCCCTAGGGCACTCGTCACTTCTTTCTTAAAATTCTTAGCCATTTAGTTTCTTCCTTAGATTCACATAGGGTTTCTCTTCCAAACTTTGGGCTACCCAGGCTTCGTACTCTGAGCGCTTGATTCGCATGTGCCTTGACCCAAAACGATACACATTTGGGAACTGCCCAAGTGATTGATAGTGACGTAGGGTTCTTTCAGGAATCTTTAGTTCTTTTGAAATCTGCCCGAACAGAAGCCACTCGTCTTTAGCTTGGTCATTCGGTTGTGAACGTTTTGAGTTTGAGTTCAGCACATGGATAAGCCCTTCTCGAAACCCAGCTTGGTGTGCAGAGTAGTAAGCACTTGACTCTTCTGAAGTTGCTTTACGCCATTTGATAATCTCTCCGCCTCCGAGCTCTCGTTGCAAAGATTCAGTATCAACATCCGAGAAGTGGATGTCAAAGTAGTTTGTTACCCGAAAACCTTCTTCAACGGATTCGTCTGAAGCTGTAGTAGATGCTCTTCGTTCTACGTAATAAATAGCCATGTCTTTACACCAGTCCTTTATAGCAAGAGTTGCATAGCAACATATTATACGCCGAGTGCTCGTTTAGCGCTACGGTCATAGCTGAGTTAGTAGGAACTACTCTTCCAGCTCCTTCGGCTCCGCACTTCTTGCAAACCTGCGCACCCTCAATCCATTCACAGTCTTTGCCAGCCTCAGCTAGAGCAGCCATTCCTCGAACTAGAGCGTGCTCACTTCCAGGTCCAGTTGTCTTGCGTAAAAACAATCTCGTATCGTCAACTGTGATAACTGCGTGCACATGCCTACAAGGACACTTGTACTTGGTAGGTTCACATGCACCGCTCTCAGGTACGTGCTTGTTTACTGCGTGCCCACAGATACAAATTCTTGGGTCACGCCTTGGCTTACTCTTTAGCCGTCTGTCAGTCTCAATGGCTTCATCAGCATCAATGCCCATTCCTGCCAGCATGTCTCTTGCACTACTCATTTTGTTTCTCTCTCATCGCCGTTCTCGGGGTTTTCCTTTATGTTCTTTACAATTTCCTCGAATGTCATATCTACTGAGAACTCTTTCTTAAAATTCTCAACTAATTCATTCGTTAGTCGCCTTTGCTTACGTATCTGAATAGCACGAATAGCCCAGACTGCTCCCCAGACTGAACAAGCATTTACAATGCTCGACAGTACTAGGAACCCCAGAATCAGTTCCATCGAAACTTCTGTTTTCATTTCCTACGTCCTTTAGTCGTTAGTTAGCGATTACTCTTCTCAATCCATTGGCCCACGGCAGTTACCATCTCATCCGTAGTTAGTTGATTGAAGTCTTCTATAAACTCTGGAGCTACCAATTTTCTCAGTAGAGAGACCATGCCCATGAACTGTTGTATCGAATCGGTTCCTCGACTGTGCACTTCCATTATGTCAACTGCAGGTATGCACTTCATGCTGGGAATTAAAACTGTTCTCTCACCGAGGTCTACCTCAATGAAACTCATTTCTGTCATTCTGTCTCCTCGGGGGTTAAATACTTTTGTCGAACCACTGCTCTACAGTCGAGATTTTCTCGTCTGTAGTTAGCTCATCAAACTTCTTCAAAGCTTCTCTAGGCATGTTTAATCTAATTAGCTCAAATGCAGCGGTCTTGTGCTCTGTAGGTCCTCCATCAACAAACAGACGGTTTGAGTCTTTTGTTGATAAGGACTTCATGTTAGGGAGTGAGATTTCTTCGTTTCCCATAGTGACTTGAATAAGGTTCTGTTCCATTGTTTTTACTTCTCTCTTTTGATTGCGTAATAAATATTTGTTATAGAGCATCATAGACACACTATTGCCGACTTGTCAACTTTATAACTAAACTTTTTTTAACCTCAAGTTCTCACTCGAAGTCAAAAAAGATTGCTGCCTCGTAAACTATACCATAACTATACTACTATTACTACTTTACTACCATCTACTTATTTTAGAATTCCACAATGTTAACCTAAATCTCTCTTCATGTATAGGAAAAAATTCCGCAGTAGTAGAAAATATAGTTAACATTGTACTAATGCAAGCATAGTCGAATGGTTTTATTAGTCGTATAGTCACGACATACTAACACGTTTTGACCAAAAACTTTTTTCATTTCGTGTTAGTAACTCTGAAAAAGATACTAACAAGAAACGCTAAAAGCTATCTTTTCATTTTCTGTTAGTATCTTTTTCTCAAGGCAAGATAAACCTTACGACTTTACGACTAGACAGTAAAGCGACTATAAAAAGTGTATTAGTAGATTAGTAGTAAAGTG